TTCCTGATAGCCAGGAGTTATTGCAGAAAACGCTTGCTGGTATTGAGGAAGCGTTTTCTGAAGCTGCTCAAGTTCAGCGGCACGATTAGCAGCAGTATAGGCAGCCTCAATCTCAGCCACCTGCGGGTACATCTTGGCCGCTTGCTGGAGTGCTTGCTCACCAAGGTAACCCTGAATCTGTGCCTGTAGCTCAGCATACTTGGGTTGATAAATGGCTTCCTGCGCGTACACCTGCGGAGCCATGGCAACCTGTGCCTCGAGGATGCTCCTCATGGACTCCTGATAATTCGGAGCCGCTGGTGCTTGAATGGTTGTTGATCCGCCTTTTCCCATATAAAAATAGCCGTTTAATTTTAGATGCCGTAAGTTCTACTAGGCTGTTATTCCTCCAAGTCCAAAGCTCAGTAACTGGGTCTGGTTGCTCAGATAAAAACTGCTGAAGCATTTCAGCGTGCGCTTGGATGTTATCGGCCCAAACAAGATGGGCAGTCCAAACTCCATTTTCTGGTTCAGGCCAAGTCCAGCTAAAATCAGAGCGCCCAGGGTGAGCAGTTGAAACTCCACAAATCTTGCCGTTTTGCTCGCTCCAAAAAAGACATTTATGCAGAGCATAGAAAGAGATGTATTCAGCACAGTTATTTTTTGTGCCGTCTCCAATCTCCATATCTGGACTGTGCTTTGACTTTTCATATACTGCGTCAATTATACGCTCATAAAGATTAAGCGTAAGCCTTTTCATTACGTCTTAATGCAGTACATCAATGCGATGTTTTTGGGACGAGTTTCTGTGCCGCCGGTTGAGCCTGTATTTGAGCTTCCCAATATACCATCTGATACTCCTACTGCTCCAGAATATGAACTAGCCCTAGAATAAGTAGAATGAGAATGGCTTTTAAACTCATCTGCCTGCAACGAAGCAAGTGTACGACCAGGATCAATGCCTTTACCATTATCCCAACCGCGAACAAACTGACCACGCAAGTCAGGTACATTTGTAATGCCTAGCGCAACAAGGTTAGGATACGAAGCAGCACTCTGTCCATTGCACTCAAGCCAGCCAGTTGGAGCCGTGCTGCGATAGAAAGCCATGATCGCTCCAGCGGGCATGGATACGTTTGCCTGAGTATCCACATACTGCTTGGTAGCAGCCCCCAAGGCCACCACTGGATCTGCCTGCAAAATTACTGATCCAGTAAACGTAGCCCCAGCTAAATTAGCTTTTGGCGTAACGGCAGCATCAACGTACTGCTTGGTGGTGACCTGAAGCGCACTGACAGGATCGGCAGCCAGAGCTAGCGGTCCTACTCCTGTGTCTCCAGCTTTGTTCACCGGGGTGTAGCCTAACGCGCCCTGTTTAGTAGCTAGATTGCTGTCTACATAGGTTTTTGGTACTGCCGACAACGCTCCACCTGGAGTGGCACTAGAAAGCGTCAACTCGCCGGTCATAGGCGACGAGCCTGAACGGGGAAGATAGCCTGTCAGATCTGGAGCAATCGAGGTCTGCACCTGCGCTAGCGTTGCCTTTTTAAGCGATCCAGACTGAAGGATAAGCACGTTGTCAGAGGTTGTGCAGGATGCCGCGGAGGCTTGGTCGCTGATCGCACCAGGCACTAGCACAGCGTTATTAACGTGCGCGTTCAGGTTGGATGCGGTTACTTGTCCGCCAGTTATGTATGTAGTGCCGCCTTGAATCTGAGCCATATTATTCTTCGGTAATCATTGCCCGGTTCGAGTTGATAGCATACATGCTGGTGCTCTTCAAGGCCGGTCTGCCTAGGTTAAAAACAACCTCAGTATCGATAGCAACGCCTTTCATGGCTATCCGCGGCCTTAGTGTGCCATCAATCTGAGATGATCCAGTAAAGACATATCGCATCACCTCTTCGGTAGAGTCAGGATCGTGCACAGTCACAAAGATAGACACATCATCTCCTGCTGTGTTGTTAAACTGAAACTCAGCACGGCTAAACCGTTTTGTGAGCTGGCTATCAAACGTGTACTCACGAGAACGAATACTAGCAGTAACTGGGGTGGTTAAATACGCAATATCGCTTAATGTAGCTGGCAAATCAAAAGTTAAAATTGGAGTTCCAATAACTCCAAGAAACTCGTCTCCACCTTCAAGTTGTTCAGTTAAGAAAATACCACCGTAAGCACCGGCAAGAAACGAGGTTGGTTGCCCAGGAGGAATAGGCTGCCCCTGTAATGGAACCTGAGTAGGTGCTCCGATATTTGCTATAATAAACAACCTTCGCTTATTGTTGTACAAAGCTGGAATAAAATTATCGATGTACATACCAGTTGGGTATGAATCAATACTTTCCCATGCTTGGTTAAGCGTGTTGTATACTAATATCGAGTTATTTTTGAGCGCGGCATCAACTGGAAAAGCAATAAAAAAGCGATTGTCAAAATAGCTAGCCGTAACGCTTTTCGCATAATCAAAGTTGACCCTGTCAAAGTAGTCGTCGATTGGTTCGCTAAGTGGCAACGTGTTTCCTAGCAGTTTTAGATCAAGCTGAGGAGTCAACATGTGCACGCCCTTACCACTGAAGAAGAACACGAACTGTCCAGCCGGTACAATGCTGTGTCTTGCCAAGCAGCCTACCTCAGTAGTGATAACGGTAATCTGCGACCTGTCTGCCTGCGTCGGATCAAACCGCGGATCAATATACGCAACGTAAATGCTCTTGGACATGAAGAGCAAAAACTGATTCTCAATCCATGGAAGGGCTCCAACAATTCTGTCGTTTCCGCCCTGGTTGATCGTGTAAACGTTTAGCGGGTCGTACCTGTCATCAAGAATGTCGGTGGCCGTAATCTGCGTTTTGGCAGTCTTAACAACGATTCGATTCTGAAAGTACAATCCAAACTCACCGGGAGGCAGCGGATATGTGCCGCTAGCGTCAATGCCGGTTTGGTCAACATAACTCAGCGATACTGACACCCCATCCCACACCAGCGGAGGATTGGCTTGCTGAACCTGAAAGCCACTAATGTTGGTATGTGACTGAATTGTTGATCCAGTGTTGTTGGTAAAAGAAAACGTAAATTGCGTGCTGCTAACAATAGTAGCAACAATAAAGTTTTTATGAAAATACGGATGCTGATACGGGGTAATTGTATCAATTAAATTAAACTCAGAACCAACACGCAATCCGTGTGCGGTATCCGTGGTTACAGTAACTGTTACTGTATTACCAGACGGTATTACAGGATTACTTACCGTTGCGGTTATCTCTGGCCCAGCAAGTCCGCGGAAGATGTACAGCTTATCAAGTGCTTGAACACACTCTGAATCAAAAGAAAGCTCTGAAATAACAACAGACACTTTCCTGTTTCCATTTCCTATATAACCAGGAGCATTTATCTCAAAATAAATCTGCGTATTTGTTAACTGAAGTATTGTGTATTCAGTGTAATTTACATCTGGACTATACAGTGAATATCCAACTTTAATTTTGTCACCAACATTTAGCCCAATGGTTGTTGATACAGACAAAATTCTGGTGTGAGTATTTGTGATAATATCACTATTGTAATACTCGGTAAGACAAACAAAATTACCAATAGGCAGTGTTCGACCAGTAGGAAATGTGTACTTTTGCGAGAACGTATTAGTCTGCGTATTGTACAGCACCATGCCGTCAACAAACAGCATGACAATGTTATCCTGACCGACACTGTTGATGTAATAGCCAGAACCGCTTTGAAGTTGCGTGTTGTAAATATCGTCGGTCATCCGCTCGCAACCCTTTCGAGGCTGGGCGATGCCACGTTGCAGCCTCATGTTCTTTGAGGACTGCGCGTATCCAGGCTTCAGATTGGAGGGATCAAGACGCGAGGCAAACCCGACAAAGTTGTTGTCGGTATCCACTGCAATCTGAGAATCCTCTGGCATTAGTCTTGGGAAAGTAGCCTGCCGAGTTTCTCAACAACACGCTGAAGGTCGTCCCTAACGTCCATGATGGCCTGCATGTCCATGCCTTCTTCCTCTCCATCGTCCTCCATCTCGCCGTCATCCTCACCGTAGCCACACTCCGGGCAAGTGCCATTTGACTTCATGTCGCAGCCACAGTCAGGGCAGTACTCTTTTCCAGTTCCTCCCATAAAGGAGCCAAGTGCGATGGTTAGCTTGCTCATGCGATGTATTCTTT